AACCACGTGCAACGGGAGCTTTCTGGGCATGTCCTCCATTAAAGGATAACCAGCTTCTTCGGCGCAACGTCGATCGTCTTGTGATTATCGGGGATATCGGGGGAAACCCTGATAGTCATGCCATTGACTTCCACCTCGACGCGCACGCCGTCGCGCTTGGCAATCTTCGCCATGCGGTGCAGGTCGGATTCCTTGACGAGTGCTGCTCTGGTCATTCGCTGCCCTCCATCCTCGAAACAGGTGATGGGGGCTGTGTCTCAAGCTGGTAGAGCTCGAAGAACGGCATATCCTGTTCGTGCGGATGGAACTCTTCTTCCCGCGTTTCGTCGTAGTAGGCGTCGAAGCCCGTGAGGCAGGCTTCATGCCAAGCGTTCGACTGGAAATGCCCGTCAATGATGATCTGTTGCCGCTCGTATCTGGAACCAGCTTGAACGGGATAGCCGCACCAAACGCACTGGTGGGGCTTGTTGGCGATGGTTCGCTTTCTGCCAAGCGTGCTGACGGTCATGGCTACGAACCTTTCTGCAGGGGAGCGGGGGTGCGACGGTTCCAAAGCTTGATCGCCTTCTGCCGCTGCGCTGCGTTCTGCGCCAGCCATGTGCGATGGATGCCCGGATGGACATCAGCGTCCATCATCGCAGGGCACGATTGGCAAATCATGCGAGACATCGCTTGATGAAATTCCGGATGACCGCCGCAGAACGGGCACGGTAGGATGTCTGTGCCGCCAGTGCAGTTGGTCGGGTCGCCGCAGCATGGGTTCTCTTTGCAGCGGTTCTTCATTCCCCGCCTCCCATAGGAGAGGACAGAGCGGCGCGGGCGTCCGCATATCCCTCAAGATGCCCTTCGCGGGATTTTATCAGCGCTGAGAACTGCGCTTGAGCTTCATCCGGGTCAGCAATGCACCCGGCATTCCAGCCCGCCTTAGCGCCAGCGATATACTGACTGTCGCAAAGAGCCTCATGAATTCGACGTTGTTCCGGGGACAGGCTTTTGATGAATGACCCTCCCGCCACATGCTCTGCGGGCATTGGTGCTACAGCAAGAGCGCTTTCAAGCGCCTTGCGTACGGTTTGCGCAGTGACCTCGAAGCCGCAAATTCCGCTCAAGGTGAACCGCGCTGCCTCTACCATATCGTCAGTGGGTAGCTTGATCATGGCTGATCCTCCAAGGCGTCAGGTTCGTTTGCGTAGGGGACGCGGCTGGAAAAAGCCTCAAGCGCCTTATCGAGAGTTCGGTTTTCGTCGACAGGCAGCATGCCGGTATCGAATGCCTCGCGGGCTGCGATGACGAGGTCGATTATGTCCTGCGGTAGCCCAACCGAACTAGGAATGGGCGCTGGGGTGCCGTCAGCGCGAGGAAGGCCACGAATATCATCGACGAACTTGACGCAGGTGGCCTTCTGGCCGGGTGTGCGGCTCTCCCAGAAGTCCATGGAGCCGCCTTTTTGATCATAGGCGTACTCGTGGCTCCATATCGCCATAGCGGCGCGGGCTTCAGCGTGCGGGTTGAGGTTGCGGTCGCTCATATCACTTGCCTTTCTGCTGGGGAGGGGAAACCGTCTTGAGACGGAAGAAGTCATCGGCGGCGACAGTCGCGTTGCCGAGGCATCCAGCCAGCGTCATGATGTTCTGATCCGCCGACTTTCCCGAATAGACCGCTGTGAGGTGCGCAGCCGCCGTCAATAGCATCATCACGCCTTCGGCTGGGTCTTGTCCGGTCTGCTGGCAAATCGCCTTGGTGACAGCCTCGATCGCGAGAACACGGTCGCGCGGGTCGGCGGAAATTTTTCCCTTGATCTCAATTTCCATTGGCCGGCACCTTCCAAGGAACCAGTGGTGTGGCATAGGCGAGCATGAGCGGATGGCGCGGATGGCCATCAAGCGCGGTTCCCCAGCACATTGGGTTTGCGCCAGCGTCTGCGAGAACATCAACGACAGTGCGCCAGCGGCTTCGCAGAGGCTTTGGCAGCTTCGAGAGCGGCCCCCAGGCGACAATGTGAATATCGGCGCCCTGTATTGCTTGTGCGATGTAGGCGTCGTTCTCTGGGCCAATGGGATCGTCTACGTGGCGCAGATCTCGGATGTCCTGTGCAATGCGAGCGAACGGGTTCCAGACAGTGACCTTGCTGGCGCCCAGGCGGGTGCAGAAGCCATCGACCTTCGTCATCGTCTGATCATTCTTCTCGCCGTTGGCAAAAGAAGGATTGACCATCCCGAGTGAGATCACAGGGCCGGAGCCGCCGAAGTTGTGCTCCAGCAGGTAGCGGAACAGTCCGCAGTCAGAAAAGACCGCGCGGCGTGTCATCAGAAGGTCGCTCATCGTCTCGTCTCCTGTATCGGGGCGTAAAGCTGGGCGGGTGGATTGGATTTTTTCAGAGGTCGATCTGGCTTCGGCGCCTTGGCAAAGCCCTGCGACTTGATCTTGCCGGCCGCGCGGATGACGCCTGAGGCTTTATCCCTCTGTCTGTCGGACTTGCGGATCTGCTGGATATCGCCGCGGGTTTTGATCTTGTGGCACTGGACGCACACAGCTCGGCAGTTCTCGAGGCTGTTGTCGCCTCCGAGCTGGTCAGGAACGTCATGGTCGAACTGCACCCCCAGGGAGAGGGAGCAGTTGCAGCGCTGGCCTTCTTCAAGGCCGTAGCGAGGGCCGGATGCCTCGCAGCGAGTGCCCGAACGTTCGAGAGCCGCCTGCTTGGTGGCGCGACTGAATTCATGTCTGCTCATGCCTGCCTCCATAGCCAAGGTAGGAACCGCTCAATGAGCGACTTGCGCTTATGGTGCGCTGCCATCCCCTTGGCGGCTATCTCGCGCTGAAGCTGCTCGACGGTGGCGGCTACCTTTTCCCGGTGGGCTATCGTGTCCGGACGAGCGCGGGGCCGTTTCTGTAGATATTCGGCGGCGGTTCTCATGCTGATCTCCCATAGGCGAGGGTGAAGGGAAGCCGAGCCGAGAGAACCCACAAGTGATACATGTCAGCCTCATCGACCAGTTCGGATTCGGGCGGCATCACTTGGACGGCGGTAGCTTCCTCGCCGCAGATCTCGTTCTTGATGCGCTGCATGTCCCGCCACGGGGGCTCAAGCTGCGAGGCGGTACGGATGGCGAGATGGACGATGTCATTGCCCATCTCGTCGACGAAGGGACGGACGAGGACGACATAGAGGTTGTTCCCCTGGGCGTGACGCACCTGCTTGCACCAGCCGTTCCCGCCGGGGATGCCATCGGGCAGGTTGGTGATGCGCCACAGGCCCCAGTGACCTTTCAGGCCCTTGCGTTCAAGTGCGCGTCCGGCGCGGCGCTGCTGACGATTGCTCATGGCGTACCGCCTTTCCCGGATGTCAACGGTGTGTTGACGAGATCCCGAGCGCGCCGGAGATCGGCAATCGTGTATGTGGCGTCTCTTACGGTTCCGAACCCAACATCGATGGAGACTGTTCCGGCCCGGCCGCGATAGTGCTTCGCATCATGGGCAAAGGGTGCGAGAGCGGCGTGCATCGCCTCGATCAGGCCTGCGGCAGCCGTGAAGACCTCATCATCGACGTAGTTCGGCATCCGACGGAGGCCGGTGTCTTCGTGGACGCAGGCCATCGTCCGCAGATACTCGACTAACTCCGGCAGGTCTTTCGGCATATTGTCCGGCACTAACCGGATATGAACCTCACCCATTTTGCTTTCCTTTGCCATCATCCGCTCAAGCGGAGACAGGTGATCTTCGACAGCCTTCGCATTCTTGGGCGGCAGGCCGAACTTTTCGAGGTACTTGCGGGAGTGCTTGGCCCAGACCTTTCGGCCCCAGCTGGTAGATGCAAACTCCCAAGGACGGGCAGCACGCAAGGCACGCTTGCGGGTGGCAAGGTCAGCGTCGGCCGGCAGGTTCCGGTGAACCTCGCCTATGGTGTGAGAGGCGGTGGCTTGCCAGTTGATCATGATGCCAGATCCCTGTGAGCGAAGGCCGCCAGCGCCGGCTGATAGGCAAGGTCTCGCAGCCGCGCGCAGTTCTCAGGTGTTTGCCGAACGACTGGGCCGGTATCGCCGTCGATGTGGCCGCTCTCAGGTGCAACGGCCATAGGCTCGACGAGCGAGCGCAGGACGGGGAACCGGATGAGGACGCCATCCTCGACGGTCGTGTAATAGCTGCCGCCCTTCATGACCTGCTCCTCGGTATAGTCTCCCGACCACACGAGGGGGTAGGCATAGTTGGCGTTGTTCGGGCGCCAGAAGGTGACGTATGGACGCCAGCTCCATTCTAGGCGAAGGTCGCAGATGAGGAAGGGGCCGGTCATCACGCCAACTCCTTCGCCGTATCGATGAAGTGCTGTCGATACGTCTGGTCGAGAACGCCTCGGAACTGAGCAACGACGCTGTCAGCCATATCGGCTTCAAAAAAGCTCGCAGCAAAGCTCGAATGCATCTGGATCATGTAGGCGGCCATGCCGATCAGCATGTGGTTGAGGTCGGCGCCGGGGCGATGCATTTCGGCGTTGACGAAATCCGTGAACTCGTCGTGCACCTTCGACACGGAAAGGCGCGCGATGAAGGCGGTTATCGGATCATTGCAGGTCAGAGCGTCCTCATCGGACATGCTGCCAGGCAAAAGGCGCTTCTTGGTGGTCATGCTACTTTCCCCATAGCTCGGAAGTTGGACTGGCACGTGCGCCAGGCTTCAATGATCGCCTCGCACTTGCCGCGAATGTTGCGGTATTCCTCGTCGGCCTCGATCGCTGCGTAGTAGCGCTCGCAGGCTTCCCGGTAGTCCTCAGTCAGGATGGCGGCCGCCTCGCGCTCAGCAACGCTGCCGGTGCAAGCGCGAAAGGCTCTCGCCCTTGCAGCCTTGCGTTCATCGTCGCGGCGCTCGCGCATTGCTCTGGCTTCGGCTGCAGGGCGGGCCTGCAGTTCCAGAGCATCGAAGGCAGCATGAACGGTCTCGTCGGTGATGCGGAAAACCATGGCTATGCGGCCTCCTTCATGCCGTAGGAGCGGACCTTGGCGACAATCTCCGCCAGCTCCTCGTTGAACTGCTTCACGGCGGTGGCGATGCTGGCGATGTAAGCCTCGTCGCGGTATGCCCGCTTGATGAAGAGCGGCATGTCAGGCCAGTAGACGACGATGTCGATCCACTCGCGCTCAGCTACCCATAGGGCGCCTTGGCATTGGGCCTTGTGCTCCGGCGGTACCTCATCACGGAACAGTGCCTTGATCAGCAGGCGAGGGAGCTTTGACTTGGCCTCGAACAGCCCGTTCGACCCAACCAGCCCGTCGGGGCTGGCGCCCTTGTCGCCGTTACGGATGAACCCGACCTGCTCGATCGTGGCATCCGCCATGAACGAGTACAGTTCTCGAGCCTTTGGCTCATGCTCGTGGCCGCGCTCGGTATGGGCGTTCGAGAAGCCTTCAGTCGGCTTGCCGGTTATCACTTCACCGGCCAGGTCGTAGAGGTAGTCCTCACGGGTCTTGCTTTCCTTGCCGCCACGGCCAGAAGCCATGACGGTGGAGAATTTGGACGCCGTTGGGATTCCTGCTCTCGCCTGGAACCATTCAGGTGAATTCTGCTCGCAGTCGATAATCTGGATCATGATGCTGCCTTCTGCATGCGAGCCTTCTTCTGGTTCAGAAGACCGACTGCGATATCGAACTGGCTGGCGGCCATGGAGGGTACGGCATCGATTCCGCCCATCTTGCAGAACTGCTCAGCGTCGGAGTTGGTATCTTCCAGTAGCTGCAGGATCGTTTTCACCTGGGCAGAAGAGATCGTCTCGACGACCTCATCTTCCGATGACTTGCCGTCGTCGTCATACGAAGCGGCAAGACCCAGCGCCGATTTCAGGGTGTAGCGCTGCAGGTACGTGATAGTGCTGCCGATCGCCTGGATGCTGTTCTTCTTTCCGCTTTCGTCCCGTCCTGCGGTCAGTGTGTTGCGCTCGCTGTGGCCGTCGCGGTGGGCAACAATGCAGGTGACGATGATAGGCTGGTTCGGCTCCGACACCGTGTGGTAGCGGTAGGAGAGGCCATACTTGGCAAGGATAGGATCCACAGCGCTGGCGATAGCGCCAAGGTCTTCGTGCCGGTAACTGGTCTTGTCCTTTCCATCCTTGTGGTCATAGGAAACCTGCCGGTTCTTCACGATGACCGGGATTTCGGCCTTGGCCGCCGCCATGGCATTGTCAAACGCCTTGCGCGCTTCGTTCGCTTCCCAGCGCTCCTGCAGCGCGAGCAGGCGTTCCAGCGTCTCAGGCGTGGCATTGCTCGCCAAGGCGCGGTCGATCATCGTCATCGGGGTCAGGGAGACAGGGTCATTGCTGACCTCGATGCGATCCGGCCCACGGATATCTATTGCCGTGCTCATATTAGAACTCCATTCTGATGTGAGGGATTTCGCCGGCAATGACGGCCAGCACGATCTTCTTGGCGGCTTCTTCCTTGATGCCCTGGGCAATCAAAGCCGTCTTCGCTTCGCTCATCAGCTTGCCGCGGTGCTCGCGGTCCCGTTCTCGGGCTTCACGTTCGGCCTGCTCTCGACGAGCGGTAGCCAGGCGCTCCTGCTCGGCGCGTTCGGCAGCATCACGCACGGCCTTGGCTTCTGCCTCTGCCTTGGCAATGGCGGCCTTTGCTTCGCGCTCGGCACGCTCTACTGCTTCCTTGGCTGCTTGCTCCGCCTGCTGGCGAGCGGCCTCGGCGGCGCGCTCTTCGCGGGCCTTCTGGTCAGCAGCCTCGCGCTCCTTGCGCTCTGCTTCCATGCGGGCTCGCTCGGCTGCTTCTGCCTTCTCCCGTTCGGCGGCAAGGCGCTCGGCTTCGGCTCGGTCGCGCTCTTCCTTCTCGGCACGAAGCTTCTCGAGCTCGATACGGTCAGCCTCCGAGCGCATGTGTGCTTCATAGGCAGCCTTCAGCTTGTCGGTGGCGATGCGATGCGCCACGCGGGCCTGGTCCTCGAATTCGGCAAGCTCCGCCGTGACGATCAGCTTCTCCTCAAGCTCGCGAAACAGGATGGGGAATGGGTAGGGCTCACCGCCGATCAGGCCATTGCCGCAGTCCTCGATCGCCTTGAGGAATGACTTGCAGTATTCGACGCGAGCCTCTTCCTGCTTCTCCCATTGGGTCAGCGGCCGGCGGGCATCTTCTGCCAGCTCTTCGAGATCAGCCTTGACGGTGCGGCGCTTGGCATCGACCGCATTGATCTGCTTGCGCGCATCCTCGTTCAGCTTCTTGCCGGCCTCGTCGATCGAGGTCTTGAACCGGGTGATGCGATACGCTTCCGACGTGATCTTCTTCCGGCTCGTGGCCGTGGACAGGTCGGGAACGAAGGCCGCAACCTCGCTCTTCAGCTTCGCGATGAACTGAGCGTAGAGATCGTCGTCGAGGAGAACGGAGCCAGGATCATCACCAACGCGGGCGGTAACGTCCTGATCGACACGATCTAGAACGGTATCAACGGCTGCTACTGACATTCACATTCTCCTGATTGATGATGGCGCGTTCCTTGAGCTTCTGCTCTGTCGGCGCGATTGAGATGATGGTGAGGACGCCGAAACATGCGGCGATGAGGATCAGCTCGATGGCCTTGCCGAAGCCGGCGATCATCTGCTGGCGGGCGGCTTCGTGCTTGGCGTTGATGGCCTTAGCGCGATCGACGAAGGACTGGGCGGCTTCGAGGTCACTGGACATTGCCGGCCTCCATCTTCTCGTAGAAATGAGGGTCGCAATGCTCCATCACCTCTTCGAAATCGTATTGGCCTTCGCAGAAGAACCGGGCTTTCTCGATCGAGACTTGGCCGACACCTTCGCAGGTGTCGCAAGGCGCCCCGCCTTTGACCTTGTGACGCTCGTCATGCCCGCAAACCGGGCACCCAAGGCGACCGATGTCATGGAACGAAAGCATGTTGATGAAGCCATGATCGGGGTTGTGGCAGGTCTCCTTGCCATCGCCAAAGCAATCAGGGCACGTGAAAAGCGGTTTGCGGCTGTTAGAAGGGGAGGTCACGATCGAGATCCCTTTCTGCCCGCTTGGCGTCGGCGGCATCGTCAAGCGCTGCCTCGTGCTGCTCGGAAGCCTCGGTCATCAGCCAGTCGTAGAATGCAGCGCCTTCTGTCAGCCGGTTAAACATCCAGACAGCCATCGAGCACTCGTCTGGCGACGGCTTGCCATTCTTAACCTCGAAGAAGTGGACTTCGATAACCTCGGCCTGCGCTTCCTCGGCGGGGTCAATCATCGTGGCCTTGCGACCTGGATGAACCTTGAAGGTAACGACCATCAACAGCTCAATCTCGGTACCGCAATCCGACCCGTTGATGGCGACCGTTTGCTCTGATCGATACTGGGCGCTCATCAGTACGCTCCCACAAGAGCGGCCAGACCAGCGCGGCGCTTAAACATGGGAACAACAGGCGTGTTGCCCTCGACGACGCGAGCGCCGTTCTCCTCAGCGATACGACGCTCCCAGTAGGCTTTCGCCCGTTTGGCATCGCGCAGCGCTACGGTGGCCTTGATGATGTTGTCTTGTGCTTCGGAGAGACGACGCTCGAAGCGTTGTTCGCGTTCGGTCATAGCTAGGTTCCTCAAGCGTAAAGCTGGTCGGCGTCGGTGACGCCCATGATTTCGCGGGCATAGGCGTAGTGATCGGCAACACCGGCGCGAGCGCCGCGCAGCCAGCTAGGGCCACGGAAGGCGTTGACGTTGCTGTTGACGAAGACGAAACCGAGAGCGCCCATGCGCTGGGCTTCAATCGCCATGTACTGGTCGCATGCGGAGAGGGTGCGAGCGCTGTTCCAGCGCAGGTCACGCTTGCTTTGCTCGGTGCTGATTGCTGACTGGTACATTGCTCATCCTCGTCGCCGGTGGCGTTTCGTTGATGAGAGGACTATAGGCAAATTCCTATTTAGGAGCAATAGGAAAATTCTTATCGGAATAATATTTTTCCGACTCGCCTAGATTGTTCTTGTTTCGTTCTGCAATCGGAGTCACGATTGAGTGGCATAAGAACAGCGGAGAAAAGCAATGATTGAGTATTTTGTGGTGCAGAGCTTTAGTCGCGGAAACCGGGGGGTTCTCTTGCCCGATTTGCCCGTTCAAGCGACGGGAGAAGGCCACGCCAAAAGGATGGCGGAAAGGCTTTCGGAGACAAAGGTCGGGGTTTTAGTGTTTAGCCGATCAGGCGATCCCCAAACTGGAGAATTCGAGGACGCTGTAATTCTAGCAACTTACGGCGATTTGCCGGACTTGGGAGACGCTGCAGTCGCCGCTTAGCGCGCGCTGTATTTGCCGACCACTCGGTGGCAAATAGCCCATTCAATGCGGCTTTCGGTGAATTCCTTACCGGGATTGTACTGCTTCAATGTCCATTCCCGATCATTGAACGACACGAGGCGCTTGATAATCGCCTCGGATTCTCCGCCTGGTGGGACATGATAGAGGACGACATCCTTATCGCGCACAGGCGGCAAATTAGGGTGAACAAGCGCCATATCCCCAGGCTCGTATGCCGGGG